CTGATCTTGCTTATGATCAAAAGAAACAAACAAGGGGCAATATGTCCTGTAGTTATATAAATAAGGAAATTTTCAATGGGTAAAGGAGGAAGTGCACCAAAGGTTCAGCCACCACCGCCACCGACACCACAAACGGTTAATGATATGGCTGGAGATGCTCTTGAAAAAGAACGTGAACGTCAGAGAATGAAGTTTGGAAGATCTTCAACTATAATTGCTGGTACTCTTGGATCATCAAATAACCAGACCAATAGAAAGACTGTACTAGGATAATATGAAAAAGACAAAAATTGATGCAGATAAAATAGTAGCAAGCTATAAGAGAGAAACCAGTGGAAGGCATAACTGGGAGGATCTATGGCAGGAATGTGGAGATTTTTGTTTACCTGAAAACAGTTCTATTACTCTTATTCGCACTCCTGGAGAACGTAGAGATTCTAACAGGTATATTGATTATGGAATACGTTCAAATGAAACACTTGCTGGGGGATTGTTTTCTTATCTAACACCTCCGAATCAAGTATGGCAAAAAATAAATCATCCATCAGATGAAATAGCTAATAGACCAGAAGTTCAAGAATATTTCTCAGCAGTAAATGAACTGATAAGAAACCAATTCACATCAAGCAATTTTATACTTGAGATACACGAACTTTATATGTCATTAGGTGTATTCGGTACTGCGTGTTTATTTACTGATTGGGTTGACGATTCCATATTTTTCAAGAATTTCCATATTAAAGATATTTTCATAAAGCAGAATAGTAAAGGTCTAATTGACACCGTTTATAGACGAATCAATTATACTGCACGTCAGGCAGAACAGGAATTTGGTATTGATAACTTAAGTCCTGAAATGAAAAAGATTTTGGAAGATGGAAAGGAACCCGATAAAACTTATGAATTTGTACATGCTTGCTTTCCAAGAACTGATAGACAATTTGGAAAAATAGACATAGAGAATAAACCATTTGCTTCATACTACATTGAATGTGAAACCAAGTTTGTTGTAAAAGAAGGTGGCTATAATACATTTCCTTATCAGGTAGTTCGTTTTATGAAAGATGCTGATGAAAAATATGGCAGAAGCCCGGCAATGCAGTGTTTAGCAACTATGAACACAGCAAATGTAATGAAAAAAGATATCCTTCTCGCTGGAGAATTAATTGTAAATCCACAATGGCTTTGTCCAGATAATGGAACTGTAGGAAATATTTCTTCTAAGGGTGGATCTATAATTTATTACAATGCCTCTCAACCAAATGGAAAGCCTGAAAGATTGCAACCTAATGGAGAGCTTGGAATAGGTCAAGAATTGCTAAGAGAAGAGATAGATGTTATTAAGATGGCTTTTTATAACGATCTATTTAATATGCTTGCTGATAAGCAGAATATGACTGCAACAGAAGTTCTTGAAAGGGTTAATGAAAAGCTTATATTGTTTAATCCGATTGTCGGAAGGCTACAGGAAGAGTTATTGAAGCCAAGTGTGCATAGAATATATGATGTTATGTCATTTAATGGAAAGCTTCCTCCACTGCCGGAAATATTAAGAGAGAATAATGATTTTGAAGTTTCATTCACTGGTAAGATTTCACTTGCAATTGAACAGCTTGAAGTTCTTGCACTTGGTGAGACTATTAACTTTTTGATACCAATGGCACAAATATTTCCAAATATGTTTGATAATTTTAATTCTGATAATATTGCTAGAGGAATATCTTTAAGAAATAATGTTCCGACTAATTGGTTGAACCAAGTTGATGAAGTTCAGAAATTAAGAGAAGCAAGAGCACTAAGAGAACAACAGCAACAAGCTCTTGATCAGGGAACTCAGATGGCAGATGCAGCAAGTAAACTACAAAAGAAAACTGAGGCAGGTAGTCCTCTTGAAATGATGGAGCAAATAGCATAATGACAGCTGAAGAAAGACCAAGTTTATATAAACAAGTATTTTCGACTGCTCTTGGAGAAAAGGTGCTTGAAGACTTATTGAAATTTGTCGGATATGACACACCTTGCATAGATACAAATAATGTGTATAATAATTATGTGATGCAGGGGCAGCGCAATGTAGGATTGTTTATTAAAGGCCAGCTTGATGAAAAAGCTGGGATAGACACAAATGAAAAACAAACAGAGGTAAAAGATGATTAAGATGGTAAGAATTAAAATGGGTATCCTTGGAGATGATGGAGGCGGTGGCGGAAGTTCCGCTGGAAGTTCTGATGCTGGTGGCGGTGATGGTATAGGTGATCCTAACGCTGGAGCATCTGATGCTGGATCAGCTTATGATTACTCAAAAATGGTTGGTGAATCTGGTAAATTTTCTGATAATTGGAGGGATGGACTTAATCCTGAATTAAAAGAAGATAAAACCATTGCTGCGTTGTCAGATGTCAACCAAATGGCAAAGATGCTTGTTCACAGCCAGAAACTTATTGGTAAAAATACAGTGGCTATGATTAATGAAAATAGCACTGATGAAGAGAAAAATGAATTTTATACTAAGATGGGTAGACCTGAAAGTGCGGATAAATTTGATATTAATATGGAGAAAGTTTCTCCTGATTTCAAAGAACTCGTTGAAGGCGATTTGGGATGGTATAAAGATTTTGCATTTAAACATGGTCTTAGCCAAAAAGCAGCACAAGAAATGTTCAATGATTTTCAAGAGCATAACTCTTCTAAGTTTTCAGAACAGATGGAAGCTCATAAAGGCCAGATGGATGAAAAATTCAATAGCCTAATGAGCAACTGGGGCAATGATGCAGATAAGAACTTACAAGCTGCTGATAATATGCTGAATCTTATTGGTATGTCAGATGAAATAGTAAGTGCAGGACTTCAGAAGAATGATGTTGTTATTAATTTACTCCATAAGATGTCAGAACTGGTATCAGAAGACAAGTTATCAACTGGTGGCGAAGGCAATCTTAAACAAGGTGTTCAGGAGCAAATAAACAGCATTATGGATGATAAATCATCACCTTATTGGAATGGTAAGCATCCAAGACATAAAGAATTTGTAACTAAAGTAAATGTTTTATATAGTAAACTGGATTGATTAGGCAGCCTCGCAAGAGGTCTAACGTGTGATCCATTCAGAGTCCAAGCTTTTGGGTAGCTCTAAAAAGTAAATTAACTAATTAAAGGAAAAATTTTAAAAGGAGCTACACATGAGTTTCGAAATTACTACGGCTTTTGTAAAGCAATTCAGGGACAATATCAGATTGCTGTCTCAGCAAAAAGGGTCAATGCTGGAAATGGCAGTTGACGTTGAAAGCGATTTAACAGGAGATGCATATTTCTTCGAACAGATGGGCAGTGTTGAGGCCCGTGACAAGACAGTCCGTTTCCAGGACTCTCCACAGATGGACACACCACATCGCAGACGTATGGTTACACCAAACGATGCAGATTGGGGCGATTTCGTAGATAAGCTTGATAAAGTCAAAATGCTTATCAGTCCAGAATCAAAATATATCAAACAATCAATTTATGCAATGGATCGTAAGATCGATGACCATATCATTGAAGCTGCTACTGGTACAGCAATGACAGGTAAAAATGGAGCAACTCCTGTTGTTCTTCCAACTACTCAAAAGTTAAATGTCAATGTCGGTGGATCAGGATCGTCTACAGGTATGAATGTTGCTAAACTTATTGCTGCCAAATCATTATTTGGTAAAAATGAAGTTGACATCAAAGACCCTGAGAATAAATTGTATTTTGTTCATTCTCAACAGCAGTTGGATGATTTACTTGCAATTACTCAAACTACAAGTAGCGATTATGCAGCTATCAAAGCTTTGGTAAATGGTGAGATCACATATTTTATGGGTTTTGAATTTATCAATATTGAAAGACTTGCATTGAATGGTGATGATATTCGTACTTGTTTTGCATTTGCAAAATCAGGTATTGGACTTGGTAAATGGGCTGACATCCAAACAGAAGTTGAAAAACGTGGTGACAAATCATTTGCTTGGTATGCTTACACTTGTATGAGTGTAGGTGCAACACGTCTTGAAGAAAAGAAAGTTGTTGAAATACCTTGTGACGAAAGTCCTTAATTAAATTACGTAATGGCTTAGATGGTGATCTTTTACCATCTTTTAGGTTGCCTCTAAGTCATTCTTTTTAACAAAAAATATAAATAAAGGAAATTTATTATGGCTTCATATAATAGCGTAGAATTAGAAAGCGTTCGGACAGATGGCGACAAGTTAAAGCCAAACCAGAAAAGCGGCAAAGTAGTTATTGCTGAATTTAATTACACAGTTCCTACAGGGAACTTAACAATAGCTGATACCATTGACTTGGTTGAGCTACCTGCAGGTGCTAAATTAGTTGGTGGTGCTTATCAGCATGGTGCTATGAGTACTGGTGCGATAATGGATATTGGATTGAAAGGCACTGATGGTAGCGGATATATCGATGCTGCCGGTACAGTTGCTGATGATCCTGATTATTTAATCGATGGTGATAATGTTGCAGCTGCTGGTCAAGATACAATTGCAGAACTTGCACAAGGTGACTTGAATGCATTAGCAACAATCGACAAAGATTGTACAGTGTATGCTACTTGTTTAAGTGCCGGTTGGGTTGCAGCTGCAACACTTCAAGGTATTGTTAAATACGTACAACCATAATCATCAAGGTGGTCTTCGGGCCACCTATTTTTTTAAAGGTATATAATGGCTAATCCAGATCAACTTGAAATTTACAATCTTGCATTAAACACATGTGGTGAAGATGAAATTTTTTCACTTAGTGATACATCTAAGCCAGGAAGACTATGCACTAGATTTTGGGAACCTACTTTAAGAGCATTAATACGTGATTATGTATGGAATGAACTAAAAGTTCAAGCAATTTTGGATGCTAATGCAGAAAAGCCTTTATTTAATTTTGAACGTAGTTATGATCTACCAAGTGACTTTTTACGAGCAATGAATGTTGAAGATAATGATGTATATGAAATAATTGGAAATAAACTATATACTGATTATGGATTTACACCAACTATTAACGGGATAACTTTTGCTTTTGTAGATAGTGGGCCGGATACAATTACTGATTCAGATAGTGGCTTTTTAAGAGCTGGATTTAAAGCAGGTGATACAATAACCGTACAAGGTTCAACTAGCAATGATGGAGATTATACAATAGATAGCGTTGTCGCTGGAACTATAACCTTGGATGCCGGGGATGCACTCACTACAGAGGCAGCAGGAAGTTCGGTAAATATAAGTGCAAGTGAAGATGACATAAGGGTAAAATTTCAATATATTATGTTCAGTGAAGATCCTACTTTGTTTTCATCATTGTTTATTGAACTTTTATACTTTTCGTTAGCAAGCAAGATGTTGATACCTCTTACTGGGGGAGATCCGAATCTTACTAATTACATAGAAAATAAATTATCAATATTAAAATCAAGAGCATTTTCTATTAATGCGTTGGACAATGAGCCAAACTCACCACGTAGTTCATGGATAGATGTAAGGAGATAATATGGAAACTAAAAGACAGTGGGAAGTACAAGCACGTATTGCTATGGATGGAAATGAACAAGAATTAGTTTTAGCTGGTTCTCAGAATGAAGCATTTATTCTACAGGCGGTTGCTGGAGATGTTTTGCTAAAAACAGTTTCAGGTAGCTCAACTAATTATTATACAATTTTACAAGGCAGTAGCATAGGTTCTGATCAAATGATTATTGGTGGTCAGACTTTATATTTTATAGGTGATGCTCCAGCAGTTTTGGAAATCATCTTACAAAGAATAATTAAAGTATAACAAAGGGAAGTAAAAGATGAAAGTATGTGAGATTTGCGAAGAGGAATTTGAAGGAACTGGTACAATGTGTGAGGATTGTGAACCTATCGAACAGGAAGATGAAGATCTTGATGAAGAAGTTCAAGAAAAACCTATTGAGAAAAAAGAGATAAAAGCAAAAGCTCCAACAAAGGCTGAAATTGAAAAAGAGAATAAAGATCTTAAAACAGAAATTGAATCTCTTCAAAATGAAATTGAGGCGATTCAGAAGAATCTTAATACTGTCCTTGAAGCTCCTAAAGAATCAGCTGTTGTCTCTGCGAAGGGATTTATTGAATGGTTGATAGAATCTGGTGAAAAGTGGGTAATAAGCTACAGACATGACAAACCTAGAATAATGCAAGCCTTAAGGGATTATGAAGCGTCAACAAAATAGTTTTAATGCCGGGGAGTTATCTCCCCTTTTATCTGCAAGAAATGATCTTGAGAAATATCCTAATGGATGTTCAGAGCTAACTAACTTTACAGTTATAGCTCAAGGTGGGCTTACACGTAGACCTGGTACTCTTTTAATTCAAGATGATTTATTTCCTTCTAATGCATCATATATTAATATTTTATTACCATTTGTATTTTCTGAAGATATATCATACTTATTACAATTTACAGATATCCAAGTAGTTGTACAAGATTCAGATGGAAAATATATTGAAGTTGAAGATAGTATAACTGAATTGAGTATAAATTCTCAAAGTGGCACATTTGTAGATGCTCAAGTATATAACATCTATTCAGATTCTGATTATCAAACATTGGTAGGTTATGCTTCAGCTGCTTTCACTGGCGGTGGGGCTGTTTTGAATTTTTGGTGTACTGGTAGTTTTGGATTTGGAGGACAAGATCAAACAGTTGGAAATACAGTTTATTTAGTATCAGATGATGGTACAGCTACAGCAGAATTAAATATAGATGCTATAGATACAGCTAGTTACAGATTTAGACATTCTCTAACATTTACTTCAAAAGAACAATTTCAATATTCACAAAGTGCAGATGTTATTTTTATTGCTACTGGTGTTGACCAACCTTCTAAAATTTCAAGATATGGTGAAACTGACTGGAGATTTGAAACTATAGCAATTTCTAATATACCTTTTGAGGCTCAAAATATTAATAAATCACTTCAATTACAAATAGCTATTGATGATTGGGCTAATGCTACTGAATATATAGAAGGTGATTGTATTAAGAAATCAACTCTTGAAACTCCAGTATATATTCTAGATGGATCTGTTACTTCTGTTGGAAGAAAAATAAATCCGCAATGGATTGATTCACAGATATATATAGAAAATGGCTATTCTACTTGGGCTGCTATAACCACTCCTAAATATCTTGATGATCCTGATACTACGCAAATAAAAATTAATGATACTGATATAGTTTTTAAAGCTGGTGAAGTTGTAACCTTGGCAAATGCCGGATCTTATACTGGCACCCATGTAGTTAAATCAGCAAGTTTTGAAAGTAAGAACGTAGTTCAAATAGATGCTGCTTATACAAGTGTTACCTTTGGGCCTACTTCTACTATCGCTAAAGGTTCAGTTCGCAAGATGCGTTGTGTTCGCAAACATACATCTGAAACTACAGCTGATCCAGATCCATTCGGAGCTGCTGGGCCACCTCCAGTAAATTTAAATCCTTATGACTGGACAGAGATAAGAATTGGAATAACTGGGTTAGACGTAGATATATCAGGAGATGCATTAGCAGACATGTATGTTGACCAAGTCATTCAGGTAAGCTGGCCAAAAATCGTTAATTATATATCTCAAGATTCAGATGCACTTGAAGCTATTTCAGTATTAGGTGCTTGGAAATTTACAACACATGGTACTTGGACAGGAACTGTAGATATTGAAAGAAGTTTTGATAATGGAAGTTCTTGGGAAAAATACAGAAGTTATGTAAGTGCCAGTGACACCAATGTAATTGTAAATGATTTATCTGAAGATATTAGAGTTTTATTGCGTGTAAATGATAGTGGTGTTACAGGTGGTACAATAGAATGGGATTTATACACTTTTGAAGCATACGATACTGGTACTCTTGTTATCACTGAAAAAACTACATCTACAACTGGGAAATGTAATATTCTAAGTCCATTGCCATCATTGGATAGTTCTTATCGTTGGAGTATTTCAAGCTGGAATGATCAATACGGATACCCTGAGTTTATAACATTTTATTCAGAACGTCTTGTTTATGCATCAAACACTCTAAAGCCTAATACATTTTGGATGTCTGAAATAAACAACTACACAAGTTTTAAGACTGGAACATTAGATACAGATGCAATTGAAGTTACATTATCATCCGAAAGACTTGATAAAATCCAGTGGATGGTTGCGCATAAAGATTTGATATTTGGAACTATGGAAAATGAATGGGTAATAAACAGTAGGGATACTGACAAGGTTCTTACACCTTCAACAATACAAGCCAGGGTTCATACAACTTACGGTGGAAAGAAGGTAAGAGCGTCAATTGTTAATGATGTAGTTCTTTTTATTCAGAAATATGGTGGTAAACTCCGTGAATTTACATATACTTACGAAAAAGACGGCTATACATCGCCAGAATTAACGGTTCTTGCTGAACACATACTCAAGGCGAGGGTAGTGTCTATTCATCTACAAAAGACACCTACACAGAAGATTTGGTGTGTTTTAGTTGATGGAACTGTAGCTGTACTTGAATATGATAGACTTCAAAATATTATTGCCTGGAGTACTGTTGAAATAGCAAGTATAAGCTCAAATTATGATAAAAGTTTTGTGCTTGATATAGCTATAGTTCCAAAAGAAGGATATGATCATATATTTTTTATATTTCTTAGTCTGCAAGGGCCAATAACAGAATTACACAAGTTTATAGTATATGATGATTTGTATTCTACTGATTTTGAACAGTATGGAACTAAACAACTATATAATA